GGATTCATTGGCAGCAGCAGTCTCAACTAACGCTGTAATCGAAGGAGATGAAGCAACGCATGATGCTGTGAGTGCAACCACTAGATTATCCAACTCTTGTCAAATTATGGACAAGGTTGTTGTAATCACTGGTACTCAAGAAGCAGTTGATAAAGCAGGCAGAGCTTCAGAAATTGCTTACCAGATAGCTAAAGCTGCGAAAGAACTCAAAAGAGATATGGAAAAAAATCTCTGCGATAACGTAGCAGAAGTAACTGGTTCAGCGACAGCTGCAAGAAAGTTCGGTACATTAAGAACTTGGGTAGCTACTAATGACGTTATGGGTACTTCTGGTACTTCTGGCGGACTTGGTAATACAGCAGCAACTGACGGAACACAAAGAGCTTTCACAGAAACGCTTTTAAAATCTGTCATTAAGTCTGTTTGGAATGCAGGCGGTAACCCACAACTGGTTATGGTCGGTCCTTTCAATAAGCAAAAATTATCAGGATTTACTGGTAATTCAACTCGATTCGATGCAGGTGCAGATGCTACTTTATATACATCTGTAGATGTTTACGCTTCTGACTTTGGTCAATTACAAGTAGTACCTAACAGATTCTCTAGAGATAGAGATGCTTGGGTACTTGACATGGATTATTGGGGTATCGCATTCTTGCGAGACTTTAGTATGCATGAACTTGCAAAAACTGGAGATACAGAAAAGCGTCAACTATTAGTTGAAGCAACTCTTGAATCTAGAAACGAAGCTGCAAGTGGCGTAGTAGCCGACTTGACAACTTCATAATAATATAACTGTATAGGCGAGTAACCTTAAATCTGCTCGCCTAGCAGTATTTCAACATTGAAGATCTGAGATAGGTTAGGATCGGAACAATAAAGGAATATAATGAGAACATTAAACGACTATTTTATAACAGCTAAAATCGCTGACATTAGTACAGCATCATCAACATTTGTTGCAATACCTGATGGAGGCAAAATAATTAAAATTTTCACTGCACTACAAGGTGCAATTGGAACAGCTAACGGAGCAATTACTTTTGAACTAGGTGGAACTGCAGTAACAGGTGGAGCAATTACAGTTACGCAATCTGGATCAGCTGCTGGTGATATTGATACAGCAGAACCAACTGCACTTAACGAAGTTGCTGAAGGTGGATCTATTGAAATGATTACAAGTGGTGCACCTTCTAATACAATTGTGCTGTACGTTACATTTGTAATAAGAAGATAATTTAAATGGGTAAATGTTCTCGGAACATTCTGAGAACATACCCAAAACAAAAGGAAAACAAAACATGAACTATGGATTAAGATATGGAACAACCCAAACAATATCAGTAGCTTCTTCAAGTGCAGCAGTTAGTAATGCTTTTGGAGCTGGTACTGAATATGTAAGAGTTGTTTCTACAACAAACTGCCATATTACATTTGCTGGAACGCCAACTTCAACAACTAGCTTGCCTTATTTACCAGCAGGAGAAGTAGAAATTATTAAAGTTTCTCCAGGTGAAAAAATGGCAGCTATTAGAACAAGTGCTGATGGTACTTTATTTTGTACTGAATTATCTGAGTAATGGCTAAGATAAGAGCAACCGAATGGAATACTGATTCTACTAAGACTAATTATATACAAGAGTCTGATGGTAAGCTAACTATAAATAATCAGCAGGATCTTAATCCTTTAATGGAAAGAAATAAGAAACTTTATACTGCTAATAGTGGTTACACTCCATCAAAGGATTTTAAAAGAATAGCTAGTATACCACCCATTATGCTTCAAATATGGACTAAGGAATATAATGGATCCCGTAATTGGTTTGGTCTTCCTAAAGAAATACAAAACAAAATTCTAAAAACAAAACTAAACAGTTCTGAATTTAAATACTTTAGAACTGCACAAGGATCTTTATAATGGCTATATCAACCTATACAGAATTAAAAGCATCAATAGCTAACTGGTTAAATAGAAGCGATTTATCAGATGAAATATCTGATGACTTTATTAAACTAACTGAAGCAGATTATAATGCTAAGTTAAGAATTAGACAGATGGAACAGATAGATACTGTAACTATTGATTCTGAAACTGTTACTGTACCTACAGGATTTATAGCTGTTAGATCATTTTATATTTTACTATCTAGTACAAAACATCCATTAGAATACATAACACCACATAACTTATTTGAAATTCGAGGTGGATCAAGAACAGGTAGACCTCGTTCTTACACTATAGAAGCAGACAACGAAACTGAACAATTCAGATTTGGTCCTAGTCCTGATACTACTTATACTGGCTATCTATCATATTATAAAGATATCGCAGCTCTTAGTTCTTCTAATGCAACAAATTATATTTTAGACAAACATCCTGGAATCTATTTGTATGGAAGTCTTTTTCATTCATCTAATTTCTTAGGAGGAACGGATCAACAACAAACTCAAGGTTGGTTACAAATGTATATTGCAGCATTAGAACGATGTGAGAACAACGACAGACAAGATTCATATGGTGGAGCACCTGTTGCACAAAGAACAGATGTTCAAACCGATCTATCATTTTATAGGAACAGATAATGCAAGTCCCTTTTGGAGAATGGCTACCCGATCAACCTGATCACCTAAAGAAAGGTGCAAACGTAGCAACTAATGTCTACTATGCACAGAATAGCTATAAACGTTTTCCTTCTTTAGTGAATTATAGTTCAAATACTTGTGTTAAAGATTCTAGAGGAGCAGGTTCATTTAGAGATAACTCTAATACAGTTTATAATTTTGTTGGTACCAAAGATACACTTTATTCACTAGCATCAGGTACATTTACAGATCTAGGTGCAAGCGGAACATTGTTATCAAACTCTTATGCTACTTGCACAATTACAGTTACTGATTATTCGAACATAGCAACTGATTCAACTATTGTTTTAATAACACATAGTGGAACTTCAGTTACGTTTACTTGTCAAGGTGCTGGTACAGGAACACCTGCTACAGATAAATTTTTTCATAATCAGGATAATGATACTACAGCAGATAATATTTTTACTTGTATTAATGCTCATGCTAATTTTTCAGCAGCTAACCCAGCGGCTAATGTAGTTACTGTAACTAGAGCAGCAGTAGGTAATGATAACCTTACTGTTACTTCTTCAGATACTACTAGAATGGCTGTTACTGATTTTACTGGTGGCTCTCCATTAACAGGAGAAACAACTGATTTTATTACCTTCACACAATTTGGTGAATACGTTATTGCAAGTAATGGAGTAGATGCTCCTCAATATTATTTAATGGGAACATCAACTGCCTTTGCAGATCTCAGTACAATTGTTACCGCAGGAACAGCACCTACATTTAAAGTTTCAGGAGTAGTTCGGGACTTCCTAGTTACAGGACATATATCAGGTGCAACAAACAGAATTCAATGGGCAGGTATTAATGATATTTCTGCATGGTCAGGTAAACAATCTGATTTACAAGATTTACCTGGTTCTGGTGGAAGAGTTGTTCATATAACATCAGGTGAAGTAGGTTACGTATTTAGACAAAATCAAATCATTCGTATGGACTATGTGGGTGGATCTGTAATATTTAGATTATCTGTGATCTCTCCCAATAGAGGAGCTACGTATGGCAGAACAGTATGCCAAGATAATAGACGAGTATTCTTTTATGCTGATGATGGTTTCTATGAAATACAAGGTGATACAATACTTCCAATTGGTGCAGAAAAAATTAATAGATTCTTTGATTTAGATCTTAATAAAGCCTATTCAGATAGAATCTGTGCAGCAGTAGATCCTTTTAATCAATTAGCTATGTGGTTATATCCTAGTTCTGCTAATACAACTAATACAACAGGTATATGTGATAGAATTATTATTTATAACTACATTACTAAGAAATGGTCTTTAGCTGAAGCTAGTGCAAGTACAATATTTAGTCAATTTCTTGGAGCTTATACAGTTGAATTAATGGATATTATATCTGAAAATTTAGAAAATATTAATGCATCATTAGATACAGATTTTTGGTCTG